ATGAAAAAATGACCTCGAAGAAAGGGTCCTATAGTTATAAAGGAGGAATAGTTCATTAGCCCTATTTAACTATAAATTTATAGGATTATTTTGTCAATATTTAGTTTCCTATAGATATTTTAAACTGAAAGTGATTTGTAGTTTTTCAAATTCGACAAAATAGACGTAACCACGTAACTTTAGTCAAAAACCATTGTAAATCAACAATAATACGGTTACTTTGATGACGTAACCACAAGTAACCACAAGTAACTCACCCTATATGTCTTTTTTGAACTGAAAGTAGTATTATTAATTATAATATTGAATTAAAATAATCTATACAGAATTGAAAAAGTGTATTAAAGTAAAAAAATGCCTAAGATAAAAAATGGCGACTTATCGCCTAAACAGAAAAGATTTGTAGAAATCTTTGTAAAAGAAAACGGTCGCCTCACGGCGACGGAATGTGCAAGGCAAGCAGGATATTCTGAGCGATCAGCGGTATCACAAGCCTGCAACCTAAGAAATCCTAAATACTTTCCCAACGTGGTGCAAGCTATTGAGGACTTACAAAGAGAATATGCAGAAGCAAGTAAAATTACTTTTGTTAGTCATCAACGAGAACTTTCAAGATTAAGAGAACAAGCTGTTGCCAATGGTCAGTTAGGACCTGCTGTTCAGGCAGAGTATCGTCGCGGTCAGTTAGCAGGTTTTTATGTAGATCGTAAAGAGGTGGTGACCGCCTCCCTTGACAACATGACTAGATCAGAACTGGAAGCTAAGTTAAAAGAAATTAGAGACCACAATGTTGTTAACGGAGAATCTATTGGTTTAGAAGTAAAAGTAATCGACCATGATGATATGCAGACTCAAGATTAGCGATAACATAAAATAAAAAAACCCAAGTTAAAACAAGTTTGATCATGTTCTAACCTTAAAATCTTCTTGTGCTTGACCGTCACAATCTTGTGTCGCCATATATTTACAATGGGCAGAACACCACCGTTGAAATTTAGTCATTAGTGTTTCTTTACCACAATGAAAACATTTGCGCTTTATTCTTTTCTCACCGTCGTTATTGTTAATAATATAATCGGGTAAAACATTGTCGTAAGAATATTTGCTTTTCACCCTTTTTCCTCTCTTCCTTTTAGTCCATAGATTTTTACTATCGTAAAGTTATCCGAAATAACGTCACCCTCCATTAATGATTCATCTTCATCTAAGTAAGTGAATATTTGCATATCATCTTCACACTCGTCATTGCCATCCCATTCATCGATAGCTATTTTTACATCAAAGGCATTTTGAGAGTTATCATCCCAATAACCCCTAGCTTCTAGATATCTATATTTCATTTTTATTCTTCCATATCCTTTCTTTTTTCTTCAACCCACCTTTCATAATCTGCTATAAATTCTTTTGCGTAATCTGGATTGTTTATTAGTTCTTTTATTTGATAGACTGCTTCATCACCATTTTCACAATCATCTACTCCGATATACCATGCTATATCATATTCTTTATCTTCCTCAAATTTAGTTTTCATTTTTATTATTCCTTTCTCTTATTGTCTTTATGATAAAATCATAATCATAAACTTTGTTTTTGTATTCAAACTCAATGGGATAACATCTAAAATGTTTTAGATGATCTATTACAAAGGCTATTAATTCTTTACGCATTTTTATTATTCCTCTCATCATAAAGTTTATCTCGTAAATTCCAAAATATTTTGTCTATCTCTTCTATACCTAAGTCATATTGATCTACTAAATCAGAAAACTTATTTACTGACATTTGTTCTAACTCATCTGATATTTGATCTAATATATCGTCTTTCTCTTGCTCATTCATTACCCAATCCTTAAATTCACTCATTGTCCATTACTCCTATACATTCAGCTTTTTTATATGATTCTGCGTCCAATAATAGATCTCCACTTATATCAAGTCCACCACGGTCAATTAATATCTGCCTTGCCTCTTCTTCCGTCTTTGCTTCTATTTGATAATAATACGAACACGGTACAATAAATTGATATTCCTTTAGTTCACTCATTGTTCAACTCCCTTATATTCTAGGTAATGAAGGTAATTCTTTAATGTTAGTATGTATAGCACCAACGTCATTACCCTCATCATCTGACATAATCCATAATTTGAAGCCCAAATATAATTCTATGACTACACCGTATCTACCTGTATATTCGTCTTTCTCGTAATACACCTTTTTAATTTGCATATTATTTAATACGGAAGCCCTCTTGTTCCACTCATTCACTAAGTTATTCATCTTTGATTTCCTCAATGGTGACATTATTTTCGTCTAATTTAGAATTAGTTTCGTTCCAAGTGACCATCCCATCAGCAACCATGCGCTCAGCATCATCCTCGTCCTTTGCTTCGAATATAGCCTCGTAATACACACGCTGATAAGATTCATCTATTGCTCTATATTTTTTCATCTTCTTTCTCCTTATTTATTAATATCTTAAATTTATAGGACTTTATATTATTGTCAATTTTTTTTTATTAACTACTTGCAATTTTATGGGAAATAATTATATTATAAATGTGTATGGTACAGGCATGAAAAGAAACATGATAGCTAGTTGTAAAAGGCGTGATGATCCACTAGCAGAATACATCACATTAACTGAATGTAATCACTATCGGGAAGAATGTTTAAATAGTTCCCGTCTCAATGAGTTATAGCATTGTGAGTATAAACAGCGCCATACACAAAGAAAGGAGAAACAATGGGTGATAGAGTAAGTATATCATTTATAGACAGCAACGGTGACGAAAGTATTGCTTTGTTTAATCATTGGGGAGGAGAGGAGTTTCCTCACTTTGCTTTGAATTGGTTTAAAGATTTTAAAGACCGAAACAAAGCACAGAATAATTGGAGCGATCCAATTACACGACACGAAGCTAGAGTGATGATGACACAATTTTTGGACTTCATAGGAAGAAATAAAATTGATCGTCAGTTTAAGCGCGGTGGTGAAATAGGAAAGATAGAGACAGATGAAAATTTATTATCTTCATCTTACTATTTTGGGAAGGATAAACATGACGGCGACAATAGTGATAATGGTCATTATGTTATTCATACTGATACCGCTACGATGGAAATAAGTAAAAGACCTATGGAAGATTATGAGTAGTGGAATTTAGAATAGAAAAAAATGTTCCTTTACCCAAAGAAGCCCACGAAAAATATCTTGATAAGTTTTGGAATAAAATGCAAGTAGGCGATAGTATTCTATTATCACATAAAGAATGTAAAAATCTTAGACAGGCACTACGGTTGTCTCTTAAAGATGAAGCCTATGGTTTATATAAAACTAAAAAAGAGGGTGATTTTCACAGGCTTTGGAAAATTAAAGAAAGAGGTAAAAAAAGTGAAAGAAAATACACTGAAGGAACAATTCAAACATATCAGTATAAAAAACCTAAACTCTCTCCAGTAGAAAGTAATGGCAAAAACTGAAACTTTATTTGGGCGCGATATTATCAAAAATACTCGCGCTCATTGGACTAGAATTGAAACTTTCGCGACCGCAGGGATACCAGATTTATACGGAATTAAAAATAAAATAGCGGTTTGGCTTGAATTAAAGTGTATTAAACAAAATTCAATAAAACTCTCACCGTTGCAAATCTCATGGAATTACAACAACTTTCGCCATGGTGGGAAAAATTATTATATGGTCAAGGACACGAGAAGCAAGGTCATCAAATTATACGGCGGTGATCAAGGTGCGTGGTTAATGGAACGAGGATTTAAAGCCGAGCCGAATCATTATGAAATGCGACCGCCATATAATTGGAAGGAGTTTGAAGAATTTTTATTTGACACTTGAACCAAGTTCCTATAATCTTAGGACAGAAAGGAAAAAATTATCATGGCACAAAGCTATCCAATATGGAATAAAATTGAAGCTTGTATTTATAAAAGCGGAAAGAGTTATGGAGTAAAGGACGACGGTCAAGTTGAAATACTTGTCGGCTCTAGTAGTCGCTATAGTTTCCCTTTTGTAAATCATAGAATCACGAAAAAAGACCACGGCGATGGAACAAGGGAGTTCAGGTTTTATGTTGACGGTCAGGAGATTAAGCGGGGGATCTTCAATCTTAAAACGAAGGAGTTTAAGATAATAAATAATTAAAAGCTTCGCGGTCGCCTTTCTATTATCTCTGCAAACACCGACCGCGGAAAAAGGGCAAGGTTTTTTTATTTTTGTTCCTTGCCCTTTTTTTATTGACTTGCTATCCCATTAGTTTAGGATCTAAGAATAATTAAATAGAAAGGAGAATTAATCATGGGAAAAGTAAAAGAATGGTTAATGGAAAAAGAAGAAAGAGATCTTTATCTTTATAAAGAAAAAGATGATTTAACCGCGATTAAATTAATTGACGCGATTAAAGATACCGACGTCATAAAAAAATTTAATAAAGCTTATAAAGAGAAGTTTGGTAAGCCAAGCATCTTCGACGACGGCGACAAGAAATAATTCTACTTTCTTAATGAGCCGTTATTCACGGCTCATTTACCACGACGGTGAAAATTTTACTCATTACCTCAAATTCATGTTTGGTTAAATTTGTAACCTCGTAGGTTGTGTAATAAGAATCACAATCTTGGTTAATAATCTCACGTCCGTAAATTTCTTTTTCGGGCACATTATATTTTTGATTAATTTTCTTGGTAGTTAAACACAAGAAGTTATGAGCGTCAGAATAGTTGACGTTATAATTATCGTAGTCGCCAGTAATGGCTAAAACGAAATAGTAATATAATTTGTTTTCCATAATAAGTTTATGGTGAGTTATATATTTTTTTCAACTAACTTATTGCAATTAATTGGGAAATAAATAAAATATAACCATGACTAAACTACTAGAAATCAAATTAGATTTGAAAAGTAAGTTAAAATCTAGAGTAGATCATATGCAAGATAAGCTTGATAACTGGCAAGGAGATGAAGATGTTGATCCTCATAGTTTCTTTGACGATAATTACTGGTATGAAGAAACAAAAAGAGCAGAGATAGCAGGTTATAAAAAAGCTATAAATGATCTTGAAAAGATTTTGCAAGAAAAAATTGATCATGAAGATCAAAAAAATCAAATCAAATTAAAGCTAGATAAGTTAAATCCTAAGCTTTTCAATCCCGCCTTAAAATAAATCTTTAACTATCGGGGCTAAAATCCCGATAGTTTTTCCTAAATTATTATTATATCACCGCCAAATAATACTTGTTAAGTTATCCCAATAATATATAAATAATATTGCGATGGTAGAAAGTAGAGAAAAAAACGTGTCTAAAATCGAAAACTACAAATGGACTAGCCTTATTGATTTAACTAATAAAGGCTTGTCTCAATTCAACGCAGTCGGTGAAAAGTTAAACTGTTCGCAGTTAATGAGAAATGCGGGTCTTGATTGGTCTGTCTCAATGCATCCGACTGAGTCTACCATAAATGGTAAAACCATTAGTTCTGATAAATTTTTCAATCTTGTTAAAGATGAAAAACAAATTTTAACTAGCGGTTTAACCAATCAATATTACCCGTTACCAAATGGCAAGCTTGCCGAACTGGGTGATTACTTTGCTGAGAAAGTAGGCATTAATTTTGAACATTGTTTCAGTTATGATAACGATCGTGCCGTTACTTTTTTAGCTAATACTAATGGTTCATTTAATATTGGTGATGATGTTGTTAAAAATTATTTAATGTTTAACAATTTTCATACTGGTAGAGATAAAGTAAAAATTAATTCTACTGATATCTCTATCTGGTGTTCCAATACTTATATGAAAGCTTTAAGCGATAATGATCAATTCATGCTAGCTATTACTCATAGAATAGAGTTTAACTCTGATCTTGAAGAGTTAGTTAAAAATAAAATTGATCTCGCTTTAAAATCAAATGAAGAATACAAAGAACAGGCTCTGGCTCTTGACGCAGTAAAGCTTAAAGAACAGGATTTGTTAAAGTATTTTATTTTGGTTTATGGCAACCAAGAACTATTTGCTGAGTTCGATAAACATGGAAAAAAAGATTATTCTTTTTTTAATGGTTTGTCGGGGCATCAACAAGTAAAGAGATGTTATGGCATTTGGCATGACACTATTGAAAGTAATGGTAAAACTTTCAAATTACAAAACACAGGCAATGCGGTTCGTAAAGATACTTTATGGAAAGCTTTTAATTGTGTTACTTATAATGAAGATCATTTAAGAGGTGGATTAGATAATTCTAGTTCAAGATTAAAAAATACTTTTACCTCAAATGGTCTAGGTAATGTTAAAACTAAGGCAATGAATACCGCTTTAGAATTAGCCGCCGCTTAATCAAACCGCTCAGAGCATATGCCATCGCTGCTCTGAGCATCCCTACCACAAATCGTTTTTATGAGTTCTTGCAGCTGCATCACGCCTGAGCCTTGATCCCTGAGCCATGATCATGTATAAATAGAGCGTGAAAATTCAAGAAATAAGATTTGATCTAGCTAAAGTTTTTTATAACTTTTATCACCGAACCAATAAAGCACCAGCTATGGCAATGAGAAATTATGTAGCTCTTGAGGGAAATGATTGGGAATTTTTAGGACACATGGATTTATTATTCGACGATCCAGCTCAGGCTATAAAGCTTAATGATAAGTATTCAGGATACTTGGGAATATTTTTAAATGATTGCGGTGATTGGACTGTTTATACTAAAGGAAAGTTTTTAGGTATCCTGAGTATTAATGTTCCTAGTTCACCGAAACTTAATAATCAAAACATTTATGAATTAACTAGAATTTGTTTTCCTGATTACTTTGAAATGAAAACTAATAAACAAAAAAAATACCCTAGTAAGTTCGTCAGGGAATGTTTAAAAATGTTTCAAGAAGAATATGAAGTTAATAAATTTATTACTTACTTACATGAGGATCAAAACGGCCGTTATTTACAGTACGCTGGATTTGAAATTGATCACATCACAAAACACTCAAAGAACTCCAAAGGCTGGTCTAATAGAGCTGGTAGAAGTCAGGGCAACCTATCCAATAAAGTTAGGTTTACAAAAAAAAACGAAGCTTAGGCACTGCCTATACATTTTAATACATTTTATTTTTACCGCGATTTAATATATAGTTATCTTAGAAAGGAGATTTGCAATGTCATTAATCATGAGAGAGCCGATAGATTTCACTCAAAAAGATCAGCAGTCTGTTGTTGATTTTTACAGAGATGAAAGACGTAAGCTCTTAACTCATTTAATCCGTACCTTTGACAAGAGCCCAGAAGCTAATGTTGATGATTACTCAACTGACATGGGAGCTCTACGTCACCTTGTCGATAGGATGTTAAACTCTGGTCAGACATTCGACACCGCCTTAAAAGGTACGAAGTTTTATCATAAATAATTTAATCGCCCAGGTCTTTTGGCCTGGGCAATCATAACCATCCCCCGCAGCTCCCCCCACCCCCCTAAATAGAATAAAAAATATTTTTTATATTTTACCCTAGGCCTGTTTGACAGGAACACCCACCCCCTAAAATGTACCCACCCCTAAATAATATATTTGGAGTCCCATAAAAATAGTATATAAAAAAATATATATGATTGATCAAACGAAGGTCGCGTTGCAAGAGCAACTAATATTAGAACACCTCAAAAAACTAGATTCGGCAGAAAAGAATTTTTTATCCTTTGTCCGTCATGTTTGGCCTGAGTTCATATCAGGATATCACCACAAAAAAATTGCAAAAAAATTTGAGGACATTTCACGTGGAAAGATTAAGAGATTAATCGTCAACATGCCACCGCGACACACGAAGTCAGAGTTTGCGTCCTTCTTGTTTCCCTCGTGGCTCGTGGGCAATAATCCAAAACTCAAGATTATACAAACAACACACAATACAGAATTAGCTGTAAGGTTTGGTCGTAAAATGAAGAACCTTATCGACAGTGATATTTACAAACAAGTTTTTGACAAAGTTGCGATATCCGCGGACAGTAAAGCGGCGGGACGTTGGGAAACTAATCATGGCGGAGAATATTTTGCAGCGGGCGTTGGTTCCAGTATCACGGGCCGTGGTGCAGACTTATTGATCATTGACGATCCGCACTCGGAACAAGATGCATTGTCCACCACAGCATTTGACAACGCGTATGAATGGTATACCTCTGGTCCTCGTCAGCGTCTACAACCTGGCGGTGCAATTGTGGTGGTCATGACACGTTGGGGCGTCAAAGATTTAACAGGCAGATTAATAGATGCACAAGCAAAAGAACCCAAAGCTGATCAATGGGAGGTTATAGAATTTCCTGCCATACTTCCTAGCAACAAACCTATCTGGCCAGAATACTGGGACATCGAAACATTACAAACTACCAAAGCTTCACTAACAGAACAGAAGTGGCAAGCACAGTGGCAACAAAAGCCAACCTCTGAAGAAGGCAGTATTATTAAACGAGAATGGTGGAAAGTGTGGGAAGAAAAAGAAGTGCCTGATCTTATTCACGTCATACAGAGCTATGACACTGCTTTTAGTAAAAAAGAAACAGCAGACTACTCTGCCATTACCACATGGGGCGTGTTCAGTCATCCAAGAAAAAATCACCCTCAAATAATTTTATTAGACGCAGACAAAGGCAGATGGGAGTTTACAGAGCTTAAAAAAAATGCTATTGATAAATACAAGTTCTGGGAACCTGAAACGGTGATCGTGGAAGCAAAAGCTTCTGGACTTCCTTTGACGGACGAGTTAAGATCAGCAGGTATACCTGTCGTGAATTATACTCCGAGCAGAGGACAAGATAAACACGTTAGGGTAAACTCAGTGGCTCCATTGTTTGAGTCTGGACAAGTTTGGGTACCAGATGAACGGTGGACCGAGGACGTTATAGAGGAGTGTGCGGCTTTTCCTTTTGGCGACCATGACGACTACGTAGATTCTACTACGCAAGCTCTCATGAGATACCGTCAAGGCAATTTCATACAACTTCCCGATGACTACTACGATGAACCACGAACCGTGGAACAAAGGGAGTATTACTAATGGATAATTTAAATAAAGCATTAACCAAATTAAAATCAAAAAAGAAAGATAAAAAAATTAAAGGTTTTAAAGAAGGTGGAGAGGTCGTGAAAGAAAAAATAGTAGCGATGGACACATCACCTAATAGCGGATTAATTACAGTAAAAGGTTTTGGCGCAAGCCGAAGAACCTAAATGAGTTTTAACAGTTTTCAGTCAGCCTTATCGCACAC